AAATCTGATCTCCAAGTTCGTCTTGAATATGGTTCTAATGCAACTACTCAAAAAATTCTATTCTGTTTTATGTGTGAAGCTAGAACTCTTATTGTTAGAGATACAGAAGTTGATGTAGTTGTTTAATTAATGCGTTAATTAAATTATAAAAAAAATATTTGTATAAATAAAAGAAATGGAGAACTTTGATTTATGTGATGAAGATAAAGATTACTTTTACAAATTATACTTTAATATTAGAAAAATGTATAATATATTATTAAGAGATAATGATAAAGATAATAGTGAATGTAGAAATGAGGCATTTGATACTATTTTATGTGATGATACTGACTTATTGTTTTTTGAGGAGTATATGAAACATAAGGATATGAAATATTCAGATATTTTTATAGAATTATAAAATTTTTTATTTAATTTATTTTTTTAATTATATTATATATAAATAAATAAAATGATTACAGACCAGCGTTTTAATGAAATTCAACCATTAAATTTACCAGAAAATTCTGAATACGCATTTAAAACTGGAAGCAGTTTAATACAATTCCAAATACCAGAATCTCCTACACTTTTACTTACAAAAACCCTATACCTCAACGGTAAACTTCGTCTTAATCGTTCTACTTCTACATTTACCAATCCTGTATTTCCCAATAATGTAAACAACAAGGGTGGTGGTGCTTATACTATGAGATTAAATGAAAGAGCAGGAATCCACTCACTATTTGAAAATGTAACATTATCAGCACTCGGAAGTGGTGGTCAAAGTTTGGAGAGTCTTAACAAACCTGGTTCTCTTCTATCGGTTACTAATCCACTACAAAATAATCAAGCAAATTTTGATGGATATCTTTGTGGAAAAGACCCTGCTCTTGCAAGTCGTGAAAAACTATCTGCTGTAGCACTTAATACTGAAGTCCATTTTTCTATACCAATTGAGTGTGGTATGTTGAAAGGAGTTGATACAATCAGTCTAGGTCAAAATGGGGTTAGAGGCCTTGAGATTTTGCTACAATTAACAAGTGATAGCAATGCTATTATTTGCTCTGAAGCTGATAAAAATGATGTCTTCTATTCTCTTAACAATCTCACCCTAACTTATGATCTACTTCACTTTGACCCTGAAACAACTGCTGAACTTGAAAGACCAAAATCGGGTGCATTTGAGTTTAATTCATGGTCGCATCAATACAACATTCTTAACTCTTCTGATTCTACTCTTACACTCAATCTTGGAACTAAAAAGACTTTATCTGTTATTACTTCTACAATCCCATCATCTCACATAAATAATGTTGATAAAGATGGTTTCAGCACAGACAGATTTAAAAACCAAACTGCTGGTAATTTTAACACCACAGCAGACCTTAACAAATTTATTGTAGGTAAATCTGGAGTTCGCCTACCTATTGATTTTGAGGTAGTGACTGAATCACAAGCAGAAAATGATAGACCAGAAGTAGAACGAATTGAACTACTTAAAGAAAGCATGAATGTTGAGGAATCTGCTAGAACTCTACTTTCTGTTAATACTGAAAATGGACTATCTACAAAACTAGATGTTGATGGTAATGAAGTTTATTCTTACAAACCTGCTGTAAGTGTAGAAGCTCAAGCAAAACCAGTATTTGCAATCGCAGTAAATGAAGATTCTCTTACTGAAACTGGTCGTGATTTCTCAACTGGAACTTTCACTTTACAACTTGATACTGATCTTGGATGGTCAGAGTCCCAACGCACTTCATACCTATTCACTATCAAAACATAAACTCACATATACACCTCAAGGAATTGCTGTTTCTTCTTAAAATATTAATATAATATTATTATAGAATTATTGAATTATTTTTTTATTTAATTTATTTTTTAAAATATATTATATAAACTTAAATAAAAATGAATAAAGATTTACCTTCCGTTTTAATCCCAAGAGAAAATATTGAAATGAATATGGTTGATATTCATACTGAAATACTAGAACCTGTAAATAAATCACAAACTCGTCTACTCTTCAACATCAAAAAGCAAGGTGTCCTTTCGTCTGGTGGTCGTCTTGTTCTTTCAGTTCATAATGACGATGCTGGTGCTGATGGAACTGGCTTCTTACCTCCAACTTGTGGTGTAGGTTCATTAATTGAAAAAGCAACAATTCGGGCAGGAACAACCATACTATTAACCACAGAAGAAGTATCTGAAAGATATTTAATAGATAAATCTGTTCATACTGCGTCTATGAGAGCTGAAATTGATATGCCTCTTGATGGAGCTGCTGGGTGTAATGTGGGACCTGCTAAAAATACTGATGGAGTTCTAAATGTTGATGTAGGTTCAGTAAAAGTAAATAGTGAAACTCATAGTGTAACTCCTCCTAGATATTCAATTGTAAATTCACAAACTGCTTGCCCCTTATTCTCAATCGGTCTAGATGACCTATTCCCTGGGTTAAAAAATTTAAATCTCCCTGTAGGGTTTATGAATTCTCAAGTATCAATTGAAATTCTATTAAGACAACAACAACACCCACAAGTTGGAAGGACTGTTATATTTAATACTGCCCCCACATCAACTTCGACCAGTTACGGTCTTGAAAACTGTGTTCTTCATCTTGACTATCTCACTTATGATTCTGGGACTATGAATAGAATTCAAGCAGAAGTAGACAGTGATCGTGGGATGCCTATGACTTACTCTGATGTTCTTGTAACAAAAACTCAACTTCCTGGAGTTGCTCAACCAGCAAGCGGTGCTACAACAAAGGTTGATTTTACTCGTCAAGTAGGTTCTGCTGGTATGAGAGTAAATAATGTAATTGTAACTGAAAGACCAGATGTAGTAAATACCATTAATGGTCTTCATCTTTCTAAAAGTCCAGTAATCACTCCATCGTATAACTGGAGATACAACTCAATTATTAAATACCCAAGAGCTTTAACAAATCCTTCTCTAATGCGTAATGAATTAGAAAATGTACAAGGATTCCCCATGAGTGTTCATAATTGTGAATATTCTTTTGATATTGCTAATGATGTATACACATCGCCTGATGGTGACCAAAATAACCCTTTTGATAATGATGCTAGATTTAACAACCAAACAATTAAACAACTAACAGGTAATTACTTTATACATTCACTAAATCTTCGTCGTGGACCAGGAGGAGAAGGTACTATGATCGGTAATAAAAATATTCTATATGAAAGAACTAATACATTTAGCAGAAATGATTACCAAACTCGTCATCTTAAATTCTTTGTAGATTATGATAAAACCTTTACACTTCGTAATGGACTTGTATTTACTTCTATGTAAATTTTTATAAAATTTTATATAATTTATTTTTTTTATTTTTTATATTTTTTTTATATAAATATGATACAATCTTTTATTATAGAGAGTAACCAATCAATAGCTAAAAAAAATTATAGTGTTGATTATGGAAAAACTTTAAATGAAACCGAAAACAATACAGATATTACAAATAATAAATGGAAAATTAAATTACCTAAAAGTATTAAATTAGACCCAGGAGATAGAATAAGTTATTATCAATCTGCAGTTAAAACAAAAGGAGTATCAAACGAAGGAATTGAACTAATTGGGTCAGCACAAGAAAATGAACTCCTTGTTGATAATAAAATGAAAATGGATTTAGGTTATTATGTAAGTAACAATTGGTTAAATAATACACCTTTACCTCTTGGTTTAGCAACATTAAGGGATTTTACAAATAAAGTGGATCTTAATCATGTTAATTATAGATTATTTGATTTTCAAGATACTATACATGAATATTATATTTGTGATGAAACAACAAATACAGATTCATTAGCATATACATCAGCCTATGGTGGTCCTTCTATTGGAACACAAACAACTGGAATTCCTTTAAGTGATATTCAACCCTGGATTAATAATGGTTCAGTATCTTTAAATGAAAGAGCAGATGATTTAGATACAACTCCTACCGTTACTAAATATGGTTTAAGTAATGGTAATATAATAGCAACTAATCATTTAAAAATGTATAGACCAGATACAACAAGATTTTATTTAAATGATAATTCAAAAGCATTTACAGGATTTTATAGTAATGGTTATGATAGTTTTCAAAGTATAGCAATACCTGGTGAATTTAATAAAAAATGGATTGCATTAAAAAGTGAAGCTGTTGTAGAAAGTAATTTAGGTTTTAATAGTCCTGTTGTTGTTGCACAAAATATAACTGAATCACTTAATGATCCAAATTTAGAAGATAATACATTTGTAAAACCTCAATTAATAGATTATAAAAATGTAACAACAAATACTTCATTAACAACTTTAAAAAATCATTATCAAGTTGATGATAAATTACAGATTGTAGATGAAACATGTAAGAATTATCCTACTTCATTTGGAACTATGATTTACAATATAAATAATGGGGTTGATA